GTAAGCATAGGAGGCGGCAACACGTTTACGCTCGCGACTTCGTATGTGCGCAGCACATCTACCGGCACGCTGGCGCTGCTGCAGGCTACTGACACCAGCAAATTCACGTTGTCATCTGGTACATTTGAGAGTGCGTCAACAGCAGCAGGCTCGGCCATCTTCTCTTTCCGCTCAACCGCAATCTCCACAGCGGCGGGGTTCTATGACTGCTCGAGTGCAAATCAGACGGCTATACATCTACCCGGCAGTGGGCTTACTTCGGCATCCTCCCCCTCGGGCAGTGTGTTCTTCTCAGCTGGCCCCGTAGTTAACGGGTGTGGCACTGCCATTCACGTGAATCGCCAAGGCGCTGTTGAAATCAGCACGTCATCTAGCGGCCTTGCAGTTAGTAACGCTACCACCGCGTTTCACGTTAGCGACGGGGGGCGTATCTACTTCAACACTAAGACTCCCACGTTCACCACCGTCACGAACGAGATTATGCTCGATGGTGTCGGCGCGGCGTTCGCTACGCTTGTGACGTACTTAACCAACGCAGAATACTCTATCCTTTACCGCTAGGAGCCTACGATGGCACTGCCCGCAGTCACTAAAACGTATCAGTACAACGTCAACAACACCATCGCAGCTGGCGGGAGTATTCTGGAGAGCTGTCAGAAGACTCTGCTCGCACTCAAGAATGCGTTGGTTGGTTTTGCCACCCTGCCGTGGACTGTCGTGGGTAGTTGCAACTCTGTGGCATCTGGTATGGACGCGGTGGACCGCTGGTCTGTCTACACGGATCTAATCTGGCACACTGGTGTTAACGCCAAGAGCTGGATTGTGCTCAAGAACACGGGCATCGCGGCCAACTGGCAGATCTGTTTTCACCTCATCACAAACGCTCCAACAGCCGCCTATTACATGGAGATGGTAGTATCCCCATCCTCGGGGTTCACTGGAGGGTCAACTACCGCACGCCCCACAGCGGCTGACGAAATCATCATCAAGGCGTCTCCCAACATTAACTGGATGGGAACCCTGAGCGTCGCCGTCACGACCATCACACACGTGATGAAATCCACTGACGGCAAGGTCACCCGCTGGTTTGTGGCAAATGCGGGTAAAATAGTAAGTTACTTTTCAGTCGAAGAGGCAGCCGACCCAGTAACAGGATGGACAGCCCCTGTCATTGTCACTACGCCTCCCTACTCCTCGCTGGTGATTGACCATCCCACCTACGCGAACCTGTACTCTCTATCAACAGCTCTCAACGGGTACCACAGCGGTGTTAAATTCGGGTGCTACGCGACAGCCGAGGGTTTCGTGAACGATGCTAACGGCGAACAGCTTAACGTCACCGCCAACGAATTCAGCAACGAGTGGATGATGGGGCCTGTCGGCATCGCGTCTACGCAGGCCGGTTACCGTGGCAGGCATGGGCGGTTCTATGACCTATGGTGGGGCACAACGCTGCACGAGAACGGAACCACGTTCCCTGCTGACACCTCTCGTCAGTTTGCTCTTCTTGGTGACCTCATTGTCCCATGGAACGGCACCATTCCTGTCGTGAGCTGATGGATGGCGCTGCCTAACGATATAGCCGGAGGCGTAACACCAGGTGTCGTGGAAGCTGACGCCTACGCATCCCTTGTGTTCTTGGTGGTGCTCATAGCGATTGTGCACGACCTCGTCAGCCCCAAACAGGAGTGACCTGAGTGGCCCTCCCGAATGATATCGATGGTGCGCTTGACGGGCATGGCGTAAACGCTGAGGGCTCAGCAACACTCGTTTTTGAAGTACGCCTCGCCGCAATTCTCGACAACCTCGGACCAACCCCACCAACTCCGCCAATAGGAATTGCAGCCTATGTGCTGCAGGAGGGTCCTCATGGTGGCGCAGGCGCTGTGTGGGAACGGCAGCTTTCTGGTATGCTCGCAGGCGTACCCGCTTTCGGCAGTGAGGGCGTAAACACCAACCGGAGTTTCGTGATGCTCGGAGACGAAGACAACAAGTTTGCACTCGTCGAAGATGCCATTCGCCAATGGGTTAAGGCGGCCACAGGCTATGATGACGACCATGTCATATGGGCCTACCAGAGCGGCCCACGCCCTGATGAGGCGTTCGCGCTCATCCAGATGGGTGACTTCCTCCCTATGGGGGCGTTTGACGAAACGGTCGATGAGTACGACGCATTCGGTGACCCGGGTGAGGAAATCATCTCAACTGTCACAGGATTGCGCCAGTTCGATGTAACGGTTCAGGTATTCACACCAGAAGTAACCACGGGTGCAGCGGGGCGTGCAAAATTGGCAAAATGCCAAACTGCCCTGAGACTGTCCTCGATACGCGGCGCACTGGACAACGCAGGTGTAACACCGTTCAACATCGGAGCTGTGCAGTGGATTCCACCACTGAATAACCAAGCGTTCGAGGGAAGAGCCTCACTCATCGTGAGCTTCTACACCATCGACGAACTCACTGAGTTCAACACGTACATTGAAACAATGGTACCGGAGATGTTCACAGGTCCTCCAGACTCTGGAACGTCCGAGGAAATTGACATTTGAACATTTAGCATTGCGGGGTAGAATCACACCATGGCACTTTCAGATATTGTCAACGTCACGATTTCGAGCACGTCGGCCAAGGTAACCCGCGCTGGCTACGGGGTGCCTATGCTTTTGGCCCCTGATACCACGTCATGGGATGACGCGGAGCGCGTGCGCTTCTACACGTCGCAAGATGGCATCGCCACCGACTTCGCTACAACTACGGCGACGTACAAGATGGCGGCGCGCATTTTCGCACAAGCAAATCCTCCTCCGACCATTGCTGTTGGCAAGCTGGCTAACAAACCCACGCAGCGTTGGGCCATCACGCCTACGGTCGCGAACAGCACCATCTACCAGATGGAGTTCAACGGTAACCTGATTGAGTACACCTCAGACGCATCTGCCACCGCCGCAGAAATCATCGCTGGGCTTAAGGCTGACATCGACGCTTTGGCGCTTGATGTCACGGTATCAGACCAGACCACGTATATGCGCATCGTGGCGAACACGGCTGGCACGTTCTTCACATGCAATGTGCTGAACTACAATCGTCTTGCAATCGCTCAAGACCACGCAGACCCCGGCGTTGCTGCGGACCTTAACGCTATCGCGCTGCAGGATTCAACCTGGTACACGATTCTAAACGCGTTCAATTCTAAGGCCATGGCTGACGTCATCATCGACTGGGCTGAGACGGCTGAGAAGCTCTTCCTGTGCCAGACTCAGGACTCGGCGGTCATTACACTGGCCCTCGGCAGTGACACGGGTGGTTCTGAAACTGTAGCCAAGCAAGCGATGGACTTCTACCGCACTGCGGTCATCTACCACCCTGAAACCGATGCGTTTGCTGATGCGGCCTGGGCCGGTGCGTGCCTGCCTCTTGACCCCGGTTCGGAGACGTGGGCGTTTAAGACACTCGCGGGTGTCAGCACCTACGAACTCACCGCCACGCAGCGCACGAACCTAGTTAACAAGCGCGCCAACTTTTACGAAATCAACGCTGGAATCTCGATGACCAACCAAGGCAAGGTCGGCGCGAACGAGTGGATTGACATCATCAGATTTCGTGACTGGGTTAAGTCGCAGATTCAAGAAGACGTGGTTGCGGCGCTCGCAAACTCGAAGAAAATCCCTTTCACTGACGCAGGTATCGCTGCGATTAAAGGCCTCGTTCTCGCAGTGCTCAGGCGGGGCATCGAGGCCGGTGGCCTTTCGCCTGACCCAGCTCCAGTCGTGACCGCGCCGAAGGCAGCCGATGTGTCAGCACAAGACAAGGCTGCACGTACGCTCAGCGGTGTCAAAGCTGACGCGACACTCGCGGGGGCCATTCAGGTTACCAACATCAGCGTCACGCTCGCCGTTTAATTTAAGAGGAAATCATGGCTACCAAAACCTACGACCCGGCAAAGTTTCACCTCAGCATCGGCGGCGTGCCGATCAGCGGTTACGCCCCTGATACGTTCATCAGTGCAGAGCGCGCAGAGAACGGGTTCACAACCCAGGTTGGTGCGAGCGGCGAAGTCACGCGAACGCGCAACAACAACCGCACCGGCACTGTCACTGTCACTCTCATGGCATCAAGCCTGAGCAACGACGTGCTCAACGCCTATGCGCAGCTCGATGAGTTGTCGTCGACAGGTATCTTTGTGCTCAGCGGCTTCGAGTTCAACGGGACTTCTTCACTCTTGGCTGAGAATGCATGGGTCGAGAAGCTGCCGCAGACGCAGCGCGCGAAGGAGCTTGGGCAGGTCGAGTGGGTCATCGCCTGCGCTGATCTGGCGATTAACACCGGGGGCTTGGTTATCTAATGTCGCGTCTGACAAAGAGCCAGACGATTGACGGCACTGTGTTCACCGTAACGCAGCTGCCGTCTATGCGTTCTCTGAAGCTAATGCACCGACTTATGCGAGTAACCGGCCCGGCGCTGTTTAAGCTCGTTGGCGGTGGCAAGTCAGTCAGCCTCAAAGACGTAGACTTGTCGGCGGCTGGTGAAGCCGCTCAGTTGTTTTTCGGGTCGTTCTCAGACAATGACCTCGAGGCGCTTACACGTGAGATTCTGGATAGCGCCACTGTTGACCATGAGGGGCGCACCATCCCGTTACTCCCCGTGTTTGATTTGGTAATGGCGGGCAAAGTGCTCACAATCTTCAAGCTGCTGTGGTTTGCACTGGAGGTTAACTACGGCGATTTTTTCGGCGCGTTCCTCGCAAACAGCGGCGCAGCGCTGGCGGGGAAGGCATCACCGTAGACGTACCGTCGCCTGAGACGTGGCCCTGCGAACGCCTCATCATTGAGAAGATAGCCACGTTGCAGGAGCTTGAAACGTGGTATTCTATCGATGATGTAGCAGACAGAAACGAAGCCTTGGACGCTTGGAACGAGGCTCAAGAAGCGGCGAGGGCGCGCAAATGATTGTCGAAGAACTCGCAGCAACACTCGGCCTTGAGGTTGAATCCGCTGGGTTCACTCAGGCTGCTCAGCTGTTCGCGTCACTGCGCAAAGGGCTGCTTGGCTTCGGCACGGCTGCGACAGCTGCTGTTGTCGGGCTGGCCGCGATTGCCAAGGGCACCGCTGAATCCGGCGACAAGATGCTCAAGCTCTCGCAATCTGTCGGTGTAAGCTCCGACGCACTGCAGGAACTGGCGTACGCTGCTGAGCTGTCCGATGTGTCCACTGAAGAACTCTCGCAAGCCATGGGGCACTTGGCTAAGGGAGGAGCGAAGGACGTTCAGCAAGCGCTGTTCGACCTGGCTGACCAGTTTCAGTCAATGCCCGACGGTGGCGAGAAGACAGCCCTGGCCATGGAGAAGCTTGGCCGCGCTGGAAAGACGCTCATCCCGTTGCTCAATGGGGGTAGTGGCGCACTGCGCGATGCAGGGCTTGAAGCCCGTGCTTTCGGCCTCGTCATGTCTCACGAGAGCCTTGTTGCGTCAGAGAAATTTAATGACGAGCTCACTCGTCTCAATGGCGCACTGACCGGGTTCAGAAATCGCATTGGCCTTAAGCTGATCGGGCCGCTCAGTAGCCTTGCCGAGAAGTTCACTGACTGGGTTGCGAAGGTACTCAACTCTGAGGAGTCCCTGAAGAAGCTCGAGCGGGGCGCTCGATTGGTGGCGGCTACGCTGTCCGGTGTGCTGATTACCCAGCTCTATGCGGCTGCTGCGGCAGCAGTAGTTGCGGCTGGAGGTGTCGCTGCATTTACCGCTGCATTTACCACAGCTGCTCTGCGCATGGGTTTGATTGGCCTTGTGTTTGTGGCGCTCGGCCTTGTTATTGAAGACCTCTATGTGATGCTCACCGGTGGTAAATCAGTCATTGGGGAGTGGCTAGTTGATTGGAAGGAGCTTGTAGACTCACTGAATACCTCTGACCCAGGTGACCACTGGCTGCTACGTATGCTGAAGAGCGTAAAGGTAGCGCTATCAGAGGTGGAGAGCGCCTGGCTTAGAATAAAGGATAGTTTTGTAGTGGAGAAGGGCAGTGTCATGGATTTTCTGATACGCACTGTATCCGGCACAGCAGGTGAGTCAGCTGTACCCACACAAAATCACTCGAGCGCGTTCGGTGGAGGAGCGGCACCCCTGCAGTCTGTAATGAGCAGCCCCAGTGCAAACAACCGGTCTGTTGTGGCTCCGAACGTTACAACGAACGTAACGGTGAACTCAGCGCCCGGCATGGATGAAGACGCACTGGTGAGTAAGATGCAAACGTCAATCGACAGGAGCCATGAGGCTCAGATGCGAAGTCTCGCAGCGAGTGTGGAGTAACCATGGCTGAGGTCTCACTAGTATTCAAGACGACAAAGGCGAGCATTGGCTCACTCGAGCTCGATGCTTCTGTCACAGAGACGCATAGCGCTGAGGTTGACGTCACTGACCACCCCATCGAGTCAGGCGCGAACATCAGTGACCACGTACGCCCGCGCGCGGAGGTGCTCACCATTGAGGGGCTCGTCACGAATAGCCCGTTGCCTGTAAAAAGCGACCCGCTGGTGTCGTATACGCACGGGAGCCAGACTGTGTCATCGCGCAGTAGGTTTTTCGAGACGCGCGCGGGTCAGGCGTATGCGGACCTGCGCGCGATGAAGGATGCGGGGCAGCTGCTCACCGTTGTCACTGCGCTGCGCTCGTATGAAGACATGGTCATCCAGACGCTCAACGTTCCGCGTGATGCAACGAGCGGACAGGCGCTGCGCTTTAGTGCCACGCTTAAGCAGATTAGAAAAGTCACAAACCGCGCGGTGAGTGTGGTTAACGTAGAGAATAAGGGAAAGAAAAAGAAAGACCTCGGCCCGCAGTCAGCCACACCTACGCCCCCTGCAACGGAAGAAAAGTCAGCGGCATACAGGCTTAAAGACGCCATAAACAAGTTCAGGGGTAGCCTATGAGTCTGACTATTCCTCTGCGCAGCGATGCCCCGCACTACTCGTTCGAGGTTGAGCTTGACGGGCTGCAGTTCACGATGACGCTGCTGTGGAATGTCATCAACTTAGCGTGGTACATGTCCATTGCTGACGCCGATGGCGTCATGGTTGTTGAAGGGGTGCGCCTCGTTGAAGGCCCCATCATGTGGCGCTTCAAGGACTCACGCATGCCCCCGGGGCAGTTCGTCATGCTGGACACCACCGGAGCACAACGTGATGCGTTCTATGAAGACCTGGGCAAACGCAACTTGCTACTCTACTACACTGCTGCTGAGGTAGCAGCTCTGTGATTGGAGTGTAACGTGGCTGGTGATATTCAACTCTTTCAGCGCGCCGTGCGACTCACAGTTGACACTCAGCAGATTGAGGGTCTTGACGTGCAGTTCAAGGTGCGCAAGACGTCGAACAAAGAGCCCAACACTTGTGAGTGTAGTGTGTACAATTTGTCTCAAGCGAGCCGCGCGCTTCTTGGAGAAAAGGGCATTCAGCTCACGCTCGATGCCGGTTACGTCGGTACGCTGGCTCAGATATTCAGGGGCAATGCCACGTGTTACCACGAGCACGTTGGTGCCGACTGGATTACGCGTCTCAGCATCGTCGACGGTGAGCGCTCGTACCGCTACGCGTTGGTGAACGAGAACTTCAAACCGGGCACGATGGTTCATCACGTTGTGGCGCGTGTTGCCTCTGCACTGAACCTCGATGTCACCGATGCTGTGAACCTCGTGCGCGCAAACAATACTGAGCAGTTCACTCAGGGCTACGTCGCGCACGGGCGTGCGTCGACTGAGCTGGACAAGCTACTCAAAGGACGAGGCTTCGAGTGGAGCATCCAAGACGGGCGTCTTCAAGTACTGCTCAAGGGCACCACTACGTCGCACCGTGAGGTTGTTCTCACACCTGATTCGGGGCTCATCGGCAGCCCTACGTTCGGCACTGCGTCAGTCGGCAACCCTGAGCCAGGGCAGAAGAGAGGCCCCCGCGTGCTCAAGTTGAAGAGCCTGTTACAGCCCGACCTTAAGCCGGGGCGCCGGGTACACGTGGAATCAGAGGGTATTAAGGGCACCTTCAGGATACTTACGGTGACCCACTCAGGTGACACCAGTGGGGCAGATTGGTACTCTGACGTTGAAGCGCAGCCTCTGTAGACCGCTGTAAGGCGTATGACTTCCGTCGCATCCTCGGGTAAACTCACGACATGCCTCTGTCAAGAACGCCCACACATGCAGAGATACTCAATGCATTTAAGGCTTCCATCATGGCTGAGCTGCGTGTGTCATGCCCTGCGAAGGTAGTGAGCTGGGACGCGTCAAAGCAGCTGGCGGATGTGAAGCCTCTCGTTAAAGACATCTTCGAGGGTGAGGATGGCGAAGTTCAGCACGTCTCGATTCCGGTGATTACAAACGTGCCGGTGGTTTTCCCTGGCGCTGGTGGGATGCGCATCACGTTCCCTGTGGCTGTGGGAGACACTGTGCACCTGGTGTTCTGTGATCGGAGCATCGACGCCTGGCTCGATCAGGGCGGTGAGACTTCACCCACTGACCAACGCAGACACCACATCGCTGACGCGGTGGCATACCCAGGTCTACACCCGAATAATGCCGCATGGGCTGGGCTCGAAGATGGAGTGGTTACCATCGGCAGTAGCACAGGTGCCTCAGATTTCGTGGCGCTTGAGGCTAAAGTGCGCCAGGAGATCGACACGCTGCGTGACCTGTATGAGGGACATGGGCATAACGTGGCTACCGTAGGGTCAGCAGCAGCTCAGACAGGCATTACGGGCAGACCCGGCATAGCACCTCCCGGTGTTACTCCACTCCCGACGGCTATACCCGCAATGGTAGGGCAGTCTATACCGGCTGTAGCCAACATGGCATCCGCCACAGTTAAAATCCGAGGGTAGCCCATGGCCATCGACACGCCGCGCGATATCAAGCTCTCGACATCCGGTGACTGGGATGTCACGACGGGTGACCTTGAGTTGACCCAAGGTACGGACGCCATCAAGCAGTCAGTTCGTATTCATCTGGAATTCTTTCAGGGTGAATGGTTCTTGGACCTCGATGCCGGAATCCCGTATTACCAGAGTATTATGGTGAAGAACCCGAATCCGAACCTGCTGCAGTCAGTATTCAGAAGTGCACTTGATGAAACGCCAGGTGTGGCGTCCGTTGATGAGCTGAATCTATCCATCGACACAGCCGCGCGGCAGCTTTCAGTTGAAGCTCACATCACTGGTGACTACGGTGAATTCGATATCAATGAGGTGCTGTGATGCCATGGGGTGTAAGTAGTGAAGGGTTCAGCCAACCCTCTTTAGACGAGATTAAGACCGAACTCGAGCAGTCGTTTCGCGCTGCGTTCGGTGAAGGCATCGATACAGACCCACAGAGCAACTTCGGCCAGCTCATCGGCATTCTTGCTGAGCGTGAGTCAGACCTGTGGGCACTTGGGCAGGCTGTCTGGAGTGCGTTCACTCCTGACGGCGCTACCGGTGCGAGCCTCGATGAGCTGTGTGGCATCACTGGCACGGTGCGAGAGCCCGCGACACCATCGACCGTTACACTCACCGCGACTGGTACGAACGGCACAGCCCTGCTCGTGGGGCGCATCGCCAGCGTGGCCACCATCGGAACACGGTTCATCACGACGGCAGCCGGTACGCTGGCTTCACTTACCGCGTGGGCGTCAGGCACAGCCTACGTCGTCGGTGACCGTCGTTCTAACGCCTCGCGCTCATACGTGTGCACTACGGCGGGCACCTCCGCAGGCTCAGGCGGCCCGACGACAACAGCATCAGCCATCACTGACAACACCGTGGTCTGGCGTTACATGGGTGAGGGCACAGCAGCTGTAGACATCACTGCCGAGTCTGAAGACGACGGTCCCAAAACGGGAACATCTGGAACCATTACGGTAATCGAGACTCCTGTCGCTGGCTGGTCGAGCGTCATCAACCTGCTCGACGCTACGCTTGGTACCGACCTAGAGACTGACGCGGCGCTACGCCTGCGCCGTGAGGAAGAGCTCAACGCTCAGGGTAATGCAGCCCTCGAAGCCATTCGCTCTGATGTGCTTGACGTTGAGGACGTCATCGCGTGCACGGTGTTCGAGAACCCAGACGACGTGACAGACGGCGACGGCATGCCACCGCACTCTGTGGAAGCGCTCGTGCGCGGGGGCACAGACGCCGACATCGCTGCTGCCCTGTTCGCCAGCGTGGCCGCAGGCATCCAGACCTACGGGACTACAACCGAGGTGGTCACGGACTCTCAGGGGATTGACCACGACATATCATTCAGTCGCCCAGTCGAGAAGACTGTGTACGTGACGCTGAACCTGATCATCGATGAGGACAACTACCCTGCTGACGGGGATGCCCAGGCCAAAGCGGCCATCGTCGCATGGGGTGACCTACAGAATACAGGCAAAGATGTCGTGTCCTCAGCCATTTCGGCACAGGTGCTCACCAACGTGGATGGTGTTCTCGATTCTGAGGCGCTCATCAAGCTCACGGCTGGCCCCACCGTTACGACCACCATTGCAATCGCAATGCGTGAGCTGGCCGTTTACGACACATCCCGCATTAACGTTGTTACCACGCCTGGGACGCCATAACTCATGGCTCTGCCTAATGACATCGCCGGTGGGGCAACCCCTGGCGTAGTCGAAAGCGGCGGCTACGAGGCTGTCGTGTATGAGCCCCGCGTTAACGGGTGGCTTGACAACCTTGGACCAACGCCTGACCTACCTTGGGAGGCGGGTTACCTGACCGCCGGCGTGGTAGAATCGGGCAACGGCAGTGCGACGGCAATATGGGTAAGACACATAACTTTACCGGAGGTCAGTGACATGGCTGCGGATCACAACGCGCTGGCCCTGGCCAGGCTGGCGCAGTACCTGAAGGGGCAGCCTAACGTTGCCGCGCTGCTTGGTGTGGCTACTGGCAGAAACCAGCTGATTGAGGAAGCGCTGCAGGCGCTGCTCTCAGACCGTGTGCTGACGGTGGCTTACGGTGAGCTGCTCGATGTGCTTGGGTCCATTGTCAAACAGCCGCGTAACGGTATGGTTGACGACGACTACCGCAGATGGATTGGCGCGCGCATTCAAATTTACCGCAGCTCAGGAACGGCCATTGAAATACTCAATGTATTTGAGCCAATTGCCCCAGCTGGTGCTACACTACGTATCAGAGACGAATACCCAGCGGGCTTCACACTGGAGATTGACAACGTGGTTACTACGGTTGTTCTTGCTCTCCTGTTGGCTGTGATGCTGCGCTTGATGCGCGCTGCCGGTGTTCGCGGGCTGCTCGAGTGGTACGAGTCAGCAGATGTGTTTACTTTCGACGGGGCTGCGGGTGACACCGGGTTCGATGTCGGTGCCTTTAAAGGAGCTGTGCTATGACGAAACCAGCAGGCAACCTGCCCACGTGGAACACAGGGCTTGCCAACAATACTGAACCGAACGGCGCGAAGAAAACACTGGGCTGGGAAGTCAACGAGAAACCCGCCTCTTCGTATTTCAACTGGTGGCAGAACAAGGTTGGTGAGTGGGTTTCGTACCTGGATGCCATCACTGCTGAGGCCCTGACATGGACCGGGCTGCAGACGTTCGACCGTAAGGTTACAATCACACCGGGTGCCAGCGCGGGTACTAACGAGCTTGGGTTGCAGCTTCAAGGCAAGGGCACGGGCTACGGGATGACCGTGCAGGGGGGCGCGTCGCAGCCCATTGCCATACAGTCAGCGGGCACTATTCAGATTGTCGAAGACGCGCCACCGACAAAAAACACCGCGCTCATCGATGAGCTGTCATACAGAAATATCATAAAGGGGCATGCCTACATCACCACAAACGGGTTAGGGGCTATTACATACGCCGATGGTGCAAGCATTACATCTGTAACACTGCCGGGTGCTAGCGTTATCCGAGTGACTCTGGCTGCCGCCATGGAAGATATAAAGTACACCGTGGTCATTACTGGTCAGGACCCAGGTGCAGCTAAGGCGCTAAACTGCAACTACCTGTTTAAAACAAGTACTACTGTTTTTGAGTTCAGCCTAGAGGATAACACAGGTGCCACAATAAACCCAGCGGCTGTGGTAGTGCATGTTGATCTTATTGTGGTAGGGGCCTAACCGTGCCAGACCAGAACGCCCTTGAGGTCCTCCTTCGCTCGCACATCAGCCAGGAATCAGGGCAGATGGAACGCATCGACGACGCACTGCGCGGGCTCACCGAGTCGACTGCTGTCATCAGGCAGCAGTGGCCTGAGCTCGTTCAAGAGCTGCGCCGCGTTGCTGACAGACTTGACGGTCTTGAGCGTGACGTGGCATTACTCAAGCCGCTTGAACAACGTCTGGCTGATCACGAGACACGCCTACGCGCTGTGGAGTCCTCGGCACTGAAATTGTCAACACAGGCAGCCGTCATTGCTGCTGTAATAGGCTCTGGCCTGCCGTTCCTTATGAAGCTGATGGGCGCTCAAGGGTAACACAGGAGGGGTAAGACGATGGACTTCACGCACGCTAACTGGAGTTACCTCCCGGCCAATTACAAATGGCCCTATCTGTTTCAGCGTGTGTATCTTGGTGCGTACTACCCCAAGTTTAGAGAGCTTCTCATCGATGCCAAAACCAGGGCGGCTGAGCGTGGTGCGTTCTACTGGTCTACGTTCGGTTTCCGCTCAATCGCAACACAGCAGGCGTTGTACACAGCGTACAAGGCAGGCACGGGGGGCAAAGCCGCTCCACCTGGGAAGAGCGCCCATCAGTATGGGCTTGCTGATGACAGTACCTTCGACCTCGCGCTCACTCCAGGGCTGCAGCCCAGCTGGCGCGAGGCTGACTACAACATACTCGGCGAAGAGCTTAAGCGCGCCGGGCTGGTGTGGGGCGCTGGCTTCGGTGATAGGCCACATGCCAATTATCCCGCATTTGTATCTGGCGCGCAGCTTCTGCCCCTGTATAGACTATGGAACAACTGTCCCAAGGGGATGACGGATGATGCAAGGCTTCTTGAAATTTGGCGGTATCTCGACACTCTGCCTCCTGTTTAGTTGCGGTGCCATCCCCACAGCACTGTGCCCGTCTACCTGTGGCGCACGCATGATGGGTGTTCTTGAAACAGGAGAGATGCCCGAGCACTGGACATGCGAGGACTTCCAACACGCTGAGAACATGCTGGTGTACGGCGTCGACCGCAGGGCATGTGCAGCTGTGCGAAACGTTGAATTCTACTGGGAGCCGGGCCACCCGTTCTACTATGGCGCGCGTAGTGTTGCTGGTGTGACATTCTGTGACAGAAACCTCGTCATTCTCTCATCCCTCCCCCCGAACGTAAGTGCGTACGCCCATGAGGTTTACCACCTGATTCAAGGGTGCGCCGCTCCCTTGCCCGTTGACGAGGGGCTTGATTCACAGCACGCAAACTGGAACCGTGCTAACATTAACGCAGACGTGAACCGCTGGCACTTAATCATGAAGGAGCCTGACTGACATGGCCATCTCATTCTCAGCCGCCGCCAAGAACGCGCGCGCGGACAACCTCACGAGCACCATCGGAAACGCTTCGCTGCTGCGAATCTACAGCGGCACACCTCCCGCGAACGCTGATGCTGCGTTGTCGGGCAACACGCTGCTCGCAGAGCTGACCGGCGCTTCGCCGTTCGCCCCAGCGGCGTCAGGTGGCGTGCTCACTGCCAGCGGTATTACACAAGACGCCAGTGCTAACGCAACGGGGACAGCGGCGTTCTTCCGCCTTTATAAGAGCGACGGTACAACTTGCGTCTTGCAGGGCACCGCCACGGCAACGGGTGGTGGTGGGGACTTGCAGCTCAACACCACAAGCATCAACGCAACGCAGCCCGTTCAAGTGTCCTCGTTCGTTCTGACTGAAGGCGGGTAACCCTTGGGAACCTCCTACCAGATTCTTGAACCTGAAGGGGCTGAGTACCTCTCGAGCACGTTCCCCGCGCTCGTCAAGAATGGTACGAACATCCCCATCGTTGCGCTGGCCTTCGATGCGGCGGCGGATGAGGCGGCCTTTTGGCGCCTTGATGCCAGCCAGTACAGTTCTGGCAATCTCACGGTTGATATATTCTGGTATGCGGATACAGCATCGACGAATGACGTCGTGTGGGGCGCTTCGCTCGCATGCATCACAGCTAACACTGACACTCAGGATGTTGAATCAAAGGCACTCGCCACTGAGAACACCGTGACTGACTCGCACCTCGGCACCACTGGGCAGAGGCTGCACATGGCCACTGTCACCGTGAGCAACCTTGATTCAATAGCAGCTGGTGATGCTGCCTGGCTGCGTGTGCGACGCCTGGGGTCCAACGGGTCCGACACCATGGCAGGCGACGCACTTCTCGAGAGAGTCATCGTCTCATACACAACGGCGTGAGGTGACACGTGGCGCTTAAATTCGACGCCTACGCCGACCGCCTGGCCTCAAGCATCGTGCCGTCTGACGGCAACATCTCATCCTCATGCTGGATTCGACTCAACTCTGACAACAACGACTACGGCGCCCTGTGGGTCATGGAAGCGCCGAACGAGCAGTTTTACGGCGTGTGTCTCGCGAGCGACGGCACCACGTTGCAGCTCTGGGACAATACGGGTGACGCAGGCGGCAGCGGCCCGAGTCTCGCCACTGACACGTGGTACTGGGTGGGCTCTCAGCACGCCAACGGTGGGGCATCCAAGCTCTACGTGGCGGCCATTACAGATGCTGCTCCGACTACGTACTCTGGTTACATCTGGAACTCGTTCGCAGCAACGCCCGACATACTACTTCTCGGAGGGGTAGAGTCAGCCATCTGGTCAGGTGCACGCTTCTGGCCAGGTGAGATTGCGAACTTCAAATTCTGGTCTGCTCAACTAACAGCGGCAGAGCTGTTCCAAGAGCGCTGGTCTTTCGCGCCGCACAGATTCTCGAACCTCGTAGGCTGGTGGCCACTTCAAGATGACGCCACCAAGACCGTCGACCGCTCTGGCGCGGGTGGTACGCTGACGAACCCAGGCAGCGCCGGTGCATGGTCGACAGCTGACAGCCCACCCATCGCTCGGCGACCACTGTACCGGGTGCTACAGCCTGAGCCCGAGGCCAGCGGGCCTATCGGTGATGTTGTGGCCACGCTGGGCAACGCCACGCTGGTTGCCGAGGGCACGCCTCTCGATATCGGTACGCTGGCTGTAACGTTGGACAATGTTGCGGTTGTAGCGAGCGGCACTCCGATTACCGTAGGTGTGCAGTCGGCATCTCTGGCTAACGCCACGCTGGCGGCTGAGGGCTCACCCGTAGCGGGTAGCTCGCTGGCAGTAACTCTGGCGACACCTGCACTCGTGGCGGTGGGAGAGGTTCCGGTAGCAGGTGCCGTTGCAGTGGGGCTACAAGTATCTGCGCTGGCTGCCACAGGAACACCCGTAAACGTCGGGACAGTGGGTGTTACACTGGCCACGCCAGCAGTGTTTGCGTACAGCCGCAGGGTTGCTACAGAGGCTGTGTACCCCAACGGGGGCGCATTCGGCGCGACTGTTGTAGTATCAGGTTCGAAAGCCGAGGTGATTTGATGGCTGAATTTGTAATAAAGAAGGGCGACCTTCTCCCAAAGATACGCATCGCACTGACGAACACGGCGGGCACGGCACTTGACCTCACTGGGGCTACGGCTGAATTCCGTATGCGCCTGCGCGAAGGCGCCATCAAGGTCGACGATGCCGTGATGTCCGTCGTTGCGCCTGCTACAGGCGGCATAGTTGAGTACACCTGGGCTGGCACTGACACCGACACCGTGGGTGTTTATGATTCTGAAGTCATACTCACCTACGTCAACGGCACGCAGACAATCCCGAGCGCTGGATTCGTGACTGTCATCGTAGCCCCTACACTCGCATAAGGAACACACACCATGAACGACCTTTTGAAAACACTTCTTGAACTCGCCACTTCACCCAGTGGCATCGCGACCATCGTTGGTGTTGTCTTCGGAGGCATCGGGCTGTTGACCGGTACGAACGCCATTCGGCGGCGACGTGTTGCGCTCGCGGTGTATCACGCGTTTCACCTCGTCGAGGACCTCGACAACGAGCTCGGTACTGAGCACTTGGACAAAGTCAGCTCGGGCCTCAAGGCAGCTGATGAATGGATGCGCGCGAACGGTTGGCGTGCGCTGAAACCGAGTGAGCAGGAAGTTGCCAAGCTGGGATTCACTGCGCTGAATGGCCAGATGCACGCAAGTGCGAAGGTTGCTGCGCAGGCGCAGGCTCTCACAGCGTCCCCTCAGTAACCCCGTCTGACGTACCCAGGGCGGAAGTCATGGCGGGTTTAGACCGCACGATGCTTCTGCCCGTTGGGCGCGGGTACATTGAAGGGTCAGTAGGTTACATGCACAGCACGTTGTCAGCTCGTGTCGAAGCTGGTTGGCACCCGTTGGCACAGCTCGCGCTGTTCGGCTTCGCTGAGACAGGAGCACGTGGCCCTATGGCAGGGGCTGGTGCGCGCTACTCGTTCTGACATATACTGTTTCAAACTGCACAGGAGAAGTAATGCCCAAAGCTAAAAACGGCCTTAAGGTTTGTGCGTCTAAACAGTGCCCCAAAGCTGGTAAGCCGCAGCCGGTAGCGAACTTCTCAAGTGCAGCCGGCAGAGCAGACGGCCTGCGCCCGATGTGCCGCCCGTGCGCCAACGCTCACGCTAAGACACGGAAGTCCAGCGCGCCTAGAGCAACCTCGGCTGAGCCGGGGCTTGATTTCGAAATAACTGTTGACGCGCCAGAGCCCACGCCCATTGAGGCAGCACGCGCAGCGCGCGCGACAGCGACGCAGAAGCGTGACTTGCTCGCTGAGCATAAGGCCCTACTTGACGAGAACGAGCGCCTTACGCGGTTGCTGGGCATCTCAAGAGACATCAAGACTCCAGTCACGCCCGAGGTGATAATCCGCCCCAAAAGTGTCTTGGGTGATGCTGTTGCGTGTGCACTGCTCAGTGACTGGCATGTTGAGGAGCCTGTCGACAAAACAGAAATGCACGGGTTGAACGAGTTCAACCTTGAGATTGCGCGCGAGCGCGCGCGCATGTACTTCGTGAACTCACTGAAGCTCGCGCACATCCAGGCGTCAGCCTGCACCATCAAGCGCATGTGGTGCGCGATGCTCGGGGACATCATCACGAATCACTTGCACGATGACAACAAGATTCACAATCTTCTTCAGCCGAGCGACGCCATAAATTTCGCCCTTGAGTCAATCGTCTCTGGCATCAACTACTGGCTGAAGGAGAGCGATTTCGCTTTCGACTTCGACGGTGTGTGTGGCAACCACGGGCGTACTACGCGCCTGATGCCATCGTCACACCCTGAGGGAACGTCACTTGAGACGTTCCTGTACCGCGCTGTTCAGAACTATTACCGCGATGAGCCTCGCGTCAGCTTTGAGCTGGCGCCCGGCGCGATGTCTTACAGAAAGTACTTCAACTTCACAGCGCGTCTCGTGCACGGGTATGAGATTGGCTACCAGGGCGGCATCGGTGGTGTGACCATTCCGATTCGCAAGAAGCTCGCAGCTTGGGATAAGAGTATCAAAGCCAACCTGACTGTGATGGGCCATTTCCATCAGCTGCTCAACGGAGGTGACCACATCGTCAACGGTTCGCTAATTGGTTACAACACATATGCTCGTCAGATTGGCGCCAGCCCCGAGCCGGCGCGGCAGGCGTTCTTTCTGATTCACTCACACAACGGCGGAGAGCTCGCGGCCACTGCACCTATCTGGTTAGACAAGGCGCACTGACACTGGCGTTGTGCTGCTCAATCGCCTCGTTCAGTGCCACGAAGAATATTACCAGGGACAGCGCGCACAGCAGCGCTACGCCAACCACTGACAGTTTAAACCAGGCCTCTTCACTCATGTTTTCTTCCCTCCTGTGTCACGCTCATCATCGTCTGACGTTTCATGCACATCGGCTTCGAGCACACCTATGTAGTAGTCTGATGGTACTTCCTCAAGCCAGCGTTTTACCGCCTCAGCGAACGCTGCCTTTGAGTTACTGGCCTGCACGTCTAACCTGTAGGTGCAGCAGCCTGTACAGATGTATACGGTATAATGCGTTCCTTCTCCGTCACTCATAACTTCTCCCATCCTCGCAACCAGGCCAGTCGCGGACTGCATCCTCTGCCAGCTCAACGAGACGCATAATCACACGACACGGCGCAGACCCGCCCACCGTCCTATACCCGCACCAGCACTCGCAGGCTATGCCCGAGGGGGGCGCGGTCGCGGAGTGATGCTCTCTCAGCAGCTTCTTTAGTTTCCAGACGTCGTCTGAGGTTAGGTCCAGCGCCTTCAGTAGGTCGTACGATAAATAACTCATGCCTTCTTCCCTCCTTGCGATTACGCCTAACTCTGGTCTGCAACAGTAAACGCCGCCAACGCGATCATCCCGAGGACCAGGATGCCAACAGGAAGTAGTGGATGCACGGCTACGGTGACGAACAAGCCCGTAAGCGCCACGAAAACGCCCCAGAATCTAGGCCATGAAATCACTGGTACCCCACAGGCTCATTAAGCATGAACGCAGCAAACGAGATAAATGCAAACACACCGAACACCATGAGCGCGCCAAGGGACAGGAAGTGCCATAGCGCGAACATCACCGCAGCTCCGCCAGACAACACCAAGTGCGTGATCAACAACCGTTTCCAGTAACTCATGCCCCCTCCCCTCCAGTACTGACCTCATCATCGTCTGACGTTTCATGCACATCAATGTCTAGTCTGCCGATGAAGTAGTCTGACGGTGCTTCCTCAAGCCAACGAGTTATTGCTTTAGTGAACGCTGCTTTTGAACTTGGGGCTAGCACGCCGTACAGGTATGTGCCGCTGCCTGAGCATATGTCTACGGTATAATGCGTTCCTTCTCCGTCACTCATGCTCTCTTCCCTCCGTGCCGGTACGGTCGCTTGGCGTTGTATTCGATTTTGGCTACGACGGCTGATTGCAGGTCGAGGTTAAACTTTTTACAGCAATCCCCCATAGCGGTCATGCACCAGTAAAGCGCCTTGGCTGGCTCGTAGCAGGCCAGCTCCGTGTGCATCTTATGGAGATGCTCCAGCATCCCGTACTCCCCGGCCGCGTGCCTACGTACCCACGCCTCCAAAGTCTCGTGGGGGAGGTCGTCATATCGGACGTGCGCCGCGTAGTCCAGACACCGAATCAGCACGTCGGCCAACTCAACCACGAGCCCCTCGGGCTTACCGTCGATTATATGCAAGGCCATGTCCCCGTTTCGGTAACACTCGACCGCTTCGGAAATCTCGGAATGTATCAGGCACGCAATCTCAGGCCACTCGCGCGGTGCGTCCCACCATCCTTTTTCTTTGGCCATGTCGTGCACGAGTTCAGCCAGCTCTGCCATCGTGTAGTCTTTGAGTTCTTTCGCTGGCTCGTCGGCGAGTAGTTCGATTGCTCGATCAACCACATACCTAAACGCCTCGCTGTCGTATACGCCAACTAGCTCGTTGTTTTTGCGCGTGAATACCTGAAACTGTGTGGCCTGGGCATGGCCGACAAGTTCCTCTTGT